CTTGATTTAAACAAATTAATAATGCTTTTAATTAGATTCATTTATTTTCTCCATAAAAAAAGCGCCACTAAGGGCGCTCTAAATCGTCTTTCGCCACTGCGGCTAAACCGCACACAACGAATACTACCATATAAATCAACACTTTTATTCCCACCCAGACCAATTGAGCCGCCATTATAGAGACTCTGCGGAGGGTCACAAATGTATTAGGTTGATGCATAATATACCTTAAAAGCTATAGGTTCGTTTGCAGCCACAGGTGAACCACGCCTGATCACGGGCCGAGGGAGGCCTGGCTTATAAAACCACTGCAATCGCAAGTATTACCAGCAAATATACTATTTGTGCATTGCTTAAATTGGATTGCGCCATTAACCACTGCTTTATTAGCTGGCGATTGGCAAATTTGTGTGCTTCTTTGATCTTATCTTTCATACATTACCCCTAAAAAGGTATGTCTTCAGTAATAGGCTCGGCAGTCGATACTGGTGCTGCTGTACCACCTTCCACGAACATTACCTTGCAGTTCCCAAGGATGGGTGGGCGCTCTTTGTTAGCTTCACGCTCCTCTTTGCTCTGCGACTGGGCGATAAACCCGTGGTTGCCGTACTGATCTTCTTGGCTAGGGTCAATAAAGGTAGTCAGGTTCATATAAGTACCCTTTGCGCCTTTGTATAGTAGAGCCTTGTCGATCTTGGTTACGTCAATTGAGATGTTGATTCCAATTTTACTCATGCTAAATTCCTCACTTCGGAAATAATTTCAGTTACGGCCAGCAATACTTGCTCTGCCAAGTTGTCAATAAACTCTTCATCGCGCTCAACGCGCACTATAAAGGGTTCTTTTTCTGGGTGGTAACTCATAAAATCCCACCAATCACGCTCAGTTATCCACATGCAGCCTTGGACTTGAGCATAATGCTTTGTTGGGCAGACTCCTTTCTCGCTCCATTTGTCATGGTTTCCAGGTGCTGGGCATTTAACCTCAATGCCGCCATCTTCACCTATTAGGCCATCAGGACTACAGCCAAACTCACCACTGTTATCCAAGATAAACCCTACTTCCTGCACTTCGTTTTCAGTGATCAATTCGTACAGGTTACGGGCATCAGGCTCAAGTTCATTGCCACGGGTCATCCAATCTGTCACAAATACAGGGGCAGACATGCCAGATATGCGCTCGATGATAAGCGAGTTGATGTATCCATCAGCCGATGCACTTGGCTTGCCATTGGACTTTATTAACTTGTGGAACTGACTGGCGCTAGGCCTACCTAATCTAGCGTCCAGCCACTCCTGACTGCCTTGTTCAGCTTGCAGTATTTGCATCAGCTTTTCTCTTCAGTGCCGATAATGCCTGATCGAACTGCACCGCCTTCATTTGGTCAACAGTTGAGCATTTAAAAACTTGGCAGAACTTCTCTACGTCAGATTCCGTAATTTCAAGCAATGCCTTTAGCTGCGCTGCCTGATTACTGTCAATAGGAGCATCCTGTACTGCGCTAGGCAGGTCTTCACCAGCATAGATGTATATGCCCAGACCATGCATCGCTATTGCTTTTACTAAGCAGCGCATTCTGGCATCAGAAACATCGCGGGTACTAGGATTGGCAATGCTTTTGTTTCTATTGTCCATGACCGGAAGCCACATGCTGTGCGTCTTACCTTCTACAGTAACTGCAACATTAACCTCACAAGTTTCATTAGCCAGAAAGGTAGGTGGGCAGAAAGCATAACTGCTGTCAGGGTAATGCTCATTCAATGTCTGCCATGCCCACGCCCACGATAGATAAGATAGGTTGCCCTTCTTCTCTACGTTTTTGCTACAGTCGATAGCGGATAAGGTCTTCCATACATTGCTCATAAGTCTTCTCCAGAATTTTTAGCGTATTCATATTGAATTTGCTCCCACTCTGTTGACTGAGCGCCAGCATTTTCAGCAGACTCGTATGCCTTGGCGTAGCCTTCATAGTATTTGTTATCTTCACCGTCCATAGCTGGGTGGCCGTGGACACAATCGTACTCGCCACGCTCGAAATGTGACATCAGATCATTAAGAAAACTTGTAAAGTAATCCATGTTGTCGCATGGGCTGCCAGTTCTTTGGGGGGATTCGTATTGCTTCATTTGTGTAGCCTCTTTGTGTGTTTGTGAGGTTCATTTTACACACGTCAAAATATATTGCAACTACTCTTGTAAATTAAATTACAACTGCTATGATGCAAGCTCACTAACTGGAGTTAACAATGGATATTAACAAATCAATCAACTTTTATATGGCGAAGCACGAGATGATCCAGGCTGACCTTAGTAGAAATTGCAGCTTATCTTCTGGGGCTATTTCTTTAATTAGAAATAATCACCGCGCACCATCTTTTCCAACACTACTTATCTTAGCTGATATGTTCAAAGTGAAGCTTTCAGAGTTCATAGCGGCTGGTGAGTGAGATGGACAAGCCATCGTACTATGCCATCCTGACTGCTGATGTCAGGTATGACAAAACTTTGAAGCCGCTGGCTAGGCTGTTGTTCGCAGAGATTACAGCACTGTGCAACAAAGAAGGTTACTGCTGGGCCAGCAATCAATACTTTGCTGATCTATATGAAGTTGATAAGACAACTGTGAGTGGGTGGATAGGACAATTAAAGACGCGAGGATACCTGACAGTACAACTTCAGTACAAAGAGGGTAGTAAGCAAATTCTTAATAGGTATATGAAAATTAATGGGGAGGGTATAGACGAAATAATCAATACCCCTTTCCGAAAAGATGTAGACCCTATTGACCAAAAGACCAAAGTTAATACTAAAACTAATACTAAAACTAATACTAAAACTAATATTACAGTTAATAATGTAGATGATTTTGATGCATTCTGGAAATTTTACCCAAGGAAGGCAAGCAAGGACGCAGCAAGGAAAGCATGGACTAAATTAAAACCCGATCAAAACATAATGAAGATGATTGCTGACAACGTGAGGGAGCGTGTAGAGAAAGGTGAATGGCGCAAGGACAACCAGTCATTCATACTTCATGCCAGTACATATCTCAATCAAAAACGCTGGGAAGACGAAGTTGTTGACCAGAAAACACAAACACAAACCAGAACCAACCCTGATTCGATGAAGTCTGTCTCCGTCATGGAGAAGATAATTGACAGATCGTGGGCTGAATGAGGAAATAGCATGGCGCAGAAAAGAAAAATGCCAAGTCGCAATGCAATAGCTGCATTTTGGAGTGATAAGTTTGACAATATTGATAGCGATAATTGCTTTGCTTGTCATTGGGGTGGTCTTTTAGAAAGATGCCACATTACCGCAAAACACGATGGTGGTAGTGATGGCGTAGGTAATTTGCATGTTCTATGTCCTGAATGCCACAAAGCAAGTGAGTGCATAGATGGTAAAGAATATTTTAAATGGCTCGATTACGTTAGAGAAAAGGTAAGTCGCAACTGGTTTGCATATCATTATCCAAAACGTGAATACCATATTAAAAATCCATCAACTAAGTTATTAACTTGGATCAAAGAAAACAGAAAAGATTTTTACGCACAATATGAGGAAAGATTATGAAGCAGCATGAGCGAGTATTACAGTATTTAGAAAACGGTAAGACTATTACTACGTTGGACGCATGGCGTGAACTGGGAATCACTAGGCTGGCTGCCAGAGTGTACGAAATGAAACAGCTAGGGCATCCTATCCAAAAGAATACCATCACGGTGACTAACAGATTTGACGAGAAGTGTAGTATTGCTGAATACTATTTGGAGGAGGCGTAATGGAACTATCAAGCGACTGCATGGGCTACCAAAACTATGGCGGCAACAAAGATCACGACAATCGAAAGCAAGTAAAAGTTCAATACATTGGCACGAAATCTACTGTCTTGGTTACTGGCGAGTATTACACCTACAAGGAATTAGCTAAAGTTTGCAATATGTGCGTGAAGACCATGCAACATAGGGTTTGGGGTGACAGTGTTGGCCTTAACAGATACGCCAATGACAATACTATCCGACCTTTGTTTACAAAATCTGATGGGGTTCCGCTAGGAGGAGGTAATGAAGAGCTAAAGAATCACACCCCCTCTGCGAAATGTAAGCATGAAGCGCAAAATGTATCGACCAGGTGGTTAAATATTAAACTAACAGCCATCGACCCTAACTACACCAATCGGGAGTGGAGGTAATTATGCGATTCAGCGGAGATACTCAGACAGTAAACAGCAAAGATTCTCTGGATAAGTGGATACGATTTTCTACTGAGATATTCCATGAGAAGCACTACGTCACGTTTAAGTATTCATTGGGCAAACCTAGAACCATCAAGCAGAACAGTGCCATGTGGGTATTCTGCCGGGACATAGCAGACCGCTGTAATTCTGCTGGTTATGAGATGCAGACTACCAGCCCAGTGTTGTCTAAACCTATTGAGACTCCGT